CCGTCGACCACGATCTGCCCGCGCCAGGTGTCGCCGTCGCGTGTGATGTCCGCCGTGGCCCAGCCGATGTGCAGTTTCCGCCGGTCGTCGCCCTTCGCGAGCGACATGGGGAACTTCCCGCGTGCTGGCAGGGTCACGTCGCCACAGAGCAGCGTCCGGATGGGCGTCAGGATGGCGCGGGCGACGATCACCCACCCGTCTCCCGCAACCACTCATCGAACAGACGAGGCTCGGATTGCTTGTCCCACCCCTCACATGCCCACCGCTTGCTCGCAGGTGGTCGGTCCTCACCACGCGCGGCGGCAAACACGCCGGACCAGTAATCAGCGTTCGCCGCAGGATCGACCGGCGTCGGCGGTTTCACAGGCGGATGCCGGCGCGGGCGGCACGGGACGCAACGCGCTTGCCGACCGTGTAGCGGGGCGCGGGCTTGGTGGTGCGGGCGGATTTGCCGACACGGGACTCAGCGCGGGCGATCTCGGCCTCGATCTTTAGGTCGTAGTGCTGCGCCATGACTTGCGCGTTGATCCGCAATGGGACGCGGACCAGATACAAGAGCGAGAAGTAATCGTGGACGCTCCGCACAACCTCGACGATGCAACCGGCGATTTGCAGGCGCTTCATCATCTCGGTCTGCGCCTCGGACGGCTTACCTCCGGGCGCTTTCAATTCCGCATACAGTGGCGGGAACCCGCGCGTGTGCAGGACTGTGTCGGGCGTGCCCGCAGCAACACCACGAGCAGCCGCCCGGGCGCGCTGGTTCTGCGTCGCCTTCCCCGCACTGTCGAACGACAGGAACACATGATCGGCGGAGACCGCATCCCGGACCCAATGCCGCAGATGCTTTTGCAGGATATGCTCGCGCTGGATCATGCCACCACCCGCACGGTCACGCGCCGCAGTTCCGTCTCGACCCCGAGTCCATCCAGCACCGCCGCATAGTGCAGCCCGGCGTTCTGCGGGCACGACAGGCCCAACATGGCCGCGATTTGGCGGTTGGTCGGCAGTATCGTGCCAGACACCAACAGCGGCTTGATGGCATCGGCAATTCGGGCGCGGTGCTGAACGCCGGCAATAGTTTTCGGATGGCGTGGCAGCCGGGATTCGACTTCCCACGCGGCCAGTGGTTCCTTGGACACGTCTGGACCTCATGACAGGGGATCAGGCACGGCTATCCGGGGTTGGCGCCCCGATGGTCAGGAGAGCCGGTCAGGGTTGGCGCCCTGGCCGGTTCTTTAGGCTGCTCGTTCGTAGGCGCTGGGTCCGCGATAGACGGCCTTGTAGTGGCCGAGGCACCACGAACCGGAAGGCAATGGCTCGCCGTCGTCGCCCACCCTCACAGCCACCGCCTGACACTGCCGATACGGCAGCGCGCGACCGTAAAGGTATGTGCACTGGTGGCGCGGGTCGGGTAGGTCGTAACTGGTCGGGACGACTGTCTCGCAGGTGATGGTCGGAGCTTTGGGCATGGTTGGCTCGAAGGCGCCGACGATGTGCGAGGGGGCGCGTGTGGTTTTCTTCAGCGGCCCCTTGTTCTTATTCTGGTTGGTGCGCCGAGCGATGATGCCGCGCCGTCCCAGTAAATTGCGCCGCGCCTGCACGGCTTTGGGCGTGCGCCCGTGTAGCATCTCGGTCAGGGCGGCTGCGGTCTTGGTCTGGTTGTCGGAGATGATCTTATCTTCCTCGGGGCGCCACGCCACGATGATCGGCGGCTTGTCGCGCTGCACACCAGTCCGAACGAGCGTGGAGTTCACGATATTGCTGCTGGTCTTCATGCGCGCGGCGATCTGCGCAGGTCCCATGCCCGACAGCGCCATCTCGACAATCTGCACATTGCGAGCCAAAGCCTCGGGCGTCCTGCCCCGGACCTCGTAGCCCTGCACGACCTGCTGCACATAGGACGATATGGTCGCGCATCGCTTGGAGCAGAATACCCGCGCAGTCTTGCGCATGTCGGTCGGGCGTCGCTGGAACACGACCCCACAGGCGCACGTCACCGACACCAGAACGCGCCGCGCCTCGTTCATGCACGCCGCCGAGCAATACTTACTCGTCGCGCGGGCTGGGTATGTCTTGCTGCAATGGCAGCAGACGCCCCGTTGCGGCACAACGGCCAACGCAGCCCGCGCTTTCTCCTGACGCTCACTCACCGGCATTTCCTCCTTCACAATTATTGCCGCCCGAAAAAGCCGCCGATCCCCGCTAAGGGACCGCCGCAGTTTTCACGGGAGGAGACATTGGTCTGCCGTCCGACTTTACGGACCCCGGCACACCAGCGGGAAGGTTTGGACGATGCAGCCCCGCCGGGACGAACCCGACTGCCGGTCTCTGCATCGTCCACGCGCCCGATGGAGGCACGCACGCCCATCCCCGTGCCGACACCCGGCAAAAGCATGCCGGAAGGGATGGCCGATCTCATAGCGCTGACCTCGCGATTTCCGCGATACGCGGGTTGACCGATTCATACGCCGTCACAGCCGTCAGGAGCGCGGCAAGCTGTGCGGGCGACACCTCGATGGTCCGCACCTTCAGCACCTGCGGCAATGACCAGCCGATGCCGAAATGCGTCTTGATCTCGATCTCGGACCCGATCCACGCCAAGTTCGAGCGGATGTGGCACAGGATCACGTCCATGTATCGGGGCGTCACACCGTCACCAGCTTCCCGGTCAATCACGTCGTGCATCCGTTCGCGCGTATAGACACGCCCATCGACGCTCAGCAGTTCTTGCAGGAACACCATCTGCATCCGAGTAATGCGGGCTTTCTTCTCGCCCACCATCACCCACCGCCCGCTGATGGTCGTGTTCGCTATGACGATGTTCATTTCCCCAGCCACCGCCAAAGCGCAACGACAAGCACCGAATACGGGATCGCCACCACGACGAGGGCGCACACGTCCGTCGAGCGCCATGACGCGATCAGCAGGGCAGCGATGCCGGCAAGTTCAATGGCGGTCATGGCCTCACCACTCAATCGACAAAAAGAACCACAGAGCCAGACCCCACACGGCGCAGCAGAACAGCAGGACCGTCAGGACCGGGCGGGGGGTCATGCGGCCGCCCTTTTCAGCGCAAGGATCACATCCTTCGGCTTCGTGCTGGCGAGCCATGAAACCAACACAGGGAGTTCGTTGATGTCGATGCGAGCGACCAGCCATTCCGAAAACTCCCGCGCCTCAACTAGAGCGATGGCCCTATCCGCCTCTTTGTTCCGCTTGTGCGCCTCTGCCGTCTCGCGTTCACGCTTGATGGCGGCAAGTTCGACAACAGGCTCTGGCGCTTTCGCGAGCCGGTCCAAGACGACGCCTTTATCAAGTGCGGTGCCGGCAACTTCCTCAAGAACGCACTCCGGAATCTTTTCGCCGCGTTCGGCATCGCGTTGGATGTCTCGTTCTGAGCGGCCCGTTTTGGTTGCGGTGTCGGCGGTGAAGCGGTCGGTCAAGTCGCCAAGTTGGCGACTTGCGCCCCTTCCCCCCCCATGCCGCGTCTCAGGGTGCAGCGCCTCATACGCCCCCTTCCGTCGCCGCGTGAACAGCGCCCTCTCGGCTGCCGTCAGGTTCGTCCCGCACAAGTTTTCATCGCACTCAGCGATGATGGCGGAAGGCCCGGAAAGGTCGGTCACAGTCGCTTCAATTTCTGACCATCCCAACGCCTTCGCGGCCTCCAGTCGATGAAGGCCACCGATCAGGGGATAGACATCAACCGCGCGCCCATCGCGCACGCCGGATGTTCGACCGACAGTGATGGGGTTCAGCAAACCCACCTCGGCGATGCTGGATTGCAGCGCGGCAACCTTCGCATCCGATACGGTTCGAATGCGCTCTGCTGCCAATATCCTGTCGACCGGGATCAACATCGGCTACTTCCGTGCGACGTTAAATGGTGTCCCGAGCACGAAAAATTCGGAATCGGGAGCCATTTTAATGTGGTGCATCTTCTCGCCACGGAAATAAGCGTTCCATGCGCGAGAGGCGACGCCCATGCCGACGTGCGCTGTGATCTTTATTGTGCGAGCCTGCCAGTCCTTCAGCAGCGCCTTGCATGGGTCGTTCGCAGCAAGACCATCATCGCCACCGACTGCGGTCCAGAACTTCAACGCAAGGGCCGGCTGATGCTTCAACGTGACCAGCGCAACCGCCATCGTGCTGCCGTTCAGAAACTTCCGGCGGATGAATTGCGATCCGGTTTTGATGGAACTGTATGTCTTGATTTCCGGCCACCAGTTTTCGGCGGCGTGCAGTTGACCATCGGGCGTGCTCAGAATGGGATCGCGCTGGGCTCCATGCACATCGCGCAATCCAAGGGCGATGAAGACAACCGCAGCCATCGCGGATCGGGCATAATCTCGAGGAATTCCCTCACGATCAGCGATCCCTGCCGACGCGACTATCGTCGCAATCGAGCGACCTTTCTGCACAGTGTCGAACCGATAGTAAGCCGCGTGGCATTCATCCGTGTCGGCCACGGGGATCAGAAGAATCTGAGCGTCAATCGTCACGCCCGACTGTGCCACCGCATGAAGGCGGTGTTGCCCGTTGATGAGAACGACGCTCTGATCCGGGAGTGTGGCAAAGGCGATCTGTGTGCCCTCAAGCCACGCGCCCCTCTCCATCAAGGATGCCAGCTTCGCCACATGATGGCGCAACACCGGGCGCTGGCTAATGTAATTCAGCTTTTCCAGAATCTGCTTCGCCAGATCGGGAGTGATGGCCATCCGGCCTTCTTGCAGTATCCCGGTGGCTGGCTGGGTGCGCTCGTCCATGAGCGCACGTCGTGTAATGGGCGTTGCGAACATCAAAGACTGCATGGTATTCATTCAGTGCTTTCCTTCGCTGTTGATGCGCTCGCGTGCCCCAAGCACGCGGGCGTTTTTCGTTTCAGCCATCAGACTTCGCCTCGCGGCTGGAACAGATCGGGACGCAGTTCATGAGCGGGGATGCCCGTCAGCGCCTCAATCGGCCCAACATGCCGGGGCGGAATGCGCTCCCATTGCGTGACCGCAGAAGGAACGATCTTGAGGCTGGAGGCCAAGCTGGAAGGCCCGCCGACCTGTCGAAGCACTCTCAGGAGAGGTTCATCATAATTGGGCATGGCCGCAGGATATTCAGGAATCCTGCAATCGGTCAACCGCCAAAACATCTTCACAACAGAAAATGCAGATATCCTGCAATTCGGTGTTGACGATGCAGAAGTTCTACATCAATATCCCTTCATCGCCACTCGATGGAGGTTGCACCGATGCCCGCAGATAACCCAGCTCCCGAACGCATCCAGATCAAGCACCGCACGACCGATGCTGTCCTGTTTGAGTGTGAATTGCCCGTCGAGTGTCTCAGCATGCCGCCGTATATGAAACTTGGATGGGTTGCAAAGAGAGCCATTGCAGACAACGCCAATCTGACCAACGCCAAACTGACCTACGCCGATCTGGCCTACGCCGATCTGGCCGGCGCCAATCTGGCCGGCGCCAATCTGACCTACGCCGATCTGGCCGGCGCCAAACTGGCCCGCGCCGATCTGGCCGGCGCCAATCTGGCCCGCGCCAAACTGGCCCGCGCCAATCTGACCGGCGCCAATCTGACCTACGCCTATCTGGCCGGCGCCGATCTGACCAACGCCTATCTGGCCTGCACCGTAGGCATTGTTGGAGCAGGTCACGATCCGCGTGGTTATGAATTTTTTGCCGTGAAACAGGATGATGGGTGGAAAGTAAAAGCGGGATGCAGATGGTTCACTTTCCCCGAAGCCGAAGCACACTGGAAGAACAACTTAGATGCGTCGGCGCGGGTAAATCTGCTGCGGACGCTGGTTTCACTTCGCGATTGATCCGCCTGACAAGAACAAAGGAAACACGAGAATGCCCGCAGATACTCCCGCCCCAGACCACACCAGCCACGCCACCACAATCATCCGCGACAACGCCGGCAACACGTTCCGCGTGACGGATGCGACCAGCTACGACCACGCGTTCGTTGCGGTCCCTGTGAAGCGCACCAAGGTCGGGTGGACCGACAAGGCCAGGGCGAAACCGCGCCTTGTCCGCCGCCTGACCACAACCGTTGTGGAGGGCTGAGCGATGCCCGACCAAGCGCAAGGCGGGTTTATCATCCGCAACTTTGCTGTGCTGAACTACGCCAATGGCCAGACGCTTTGGCATTACAAAGCCGGCATTGACCTGATCTGCCAAACAATGGCCGACGGTTATTTCCACAACGCAGCCGACATGATCGCAGACGGCGACGTGCTGATCATCAAGGGCCACGACGGCACCGCCATGCGGGTTGCCAGCAAGCCCGACAACGACACCGTTGTGCTGTCGGTGCTGGTATGATGAACCGCCACCCAGCTTTCCCGACGCCATGGATGCTCGCAACCGAGCGCCGCGTCGAAGATGCCGAGGCTGCGGCTGAAACGAATGCGCGGGCGTTGAAGCGCATTGCAGCCAAAGCCATCGAGGACCTGAAAACCCTGTCGTTCGATGACGCCGAACCGATCCCCGGCCACGACCTCGTGGACCTGATCGCGGTGCTGGAACTGGCAGCCGGTATCGACCCGCGTAAATACGGCACGGTCGTTGGCGACATCGTGCGTGATCGGGAGTGCGAGCATGTCTGAGTTTGTGAAGTTGACGCGCATGCATAACAAGGGGCCGATTTGGGTGAATTTTGGCCGCGTGCGGGCGATATTCATTGATTCCGCCGGAGACTCTTTGCTCGAGTTTAGGGAAGACGAATACAACTACGTCACCGAAACCCCCGAGCAGATCATGGCCCTGATCGACGGGCCGGCGGATCGGGATGCGTTGGTGGTGGAAGCAGATTCAAACGCACCCGCCCAACGAGACGTTGAGTTTACCCGCGCACTGGCGGCTTTAGTAAATTGCCACAGCCGTGAAAATGGCAGTGATACACCGGATTATCTCCTTGCTGATTATCTCATGGGTTGTCTACGCGCCTATGAAGCGGCAACGGCTGCGCGAGATAAATGGTGCGGATACAGAGGCATGGGCGGATTCAACGCGGCCTGCATTGACGGCCCTGACAATTTGGACGCGCCCTCTGGGGAGGCCGTGTAATGCCCAACCACCCCGCCAACGACATCCACCACGCCGATGGCCGGTTCTGGCTCGGCGACGAGGAAATCACCCCGACGCGATACGCAGAGATCGACGCCGATTGGGTGGACCAACAGATCGAGCGCGCGATGGCTGAGCGTGTCGGGCGCAGTGCTGAACTGGGGAGTGTGGTTTGATGTCTAGACTGATAATCGAACAAGTGCGCGGTGGGTTCATCATCACCGACGACAGCGGCCCATACGTCGCGTGCCATCCTCACATTGTGATGAGCATTATTGAGGCTTGGGCGAATGGGCTTCCATGGTCGCCCCCGACATCCCCTGCGCCGGATGCCGCACCCGCGCCGTTCCGTGTGGGGGATCGGGTGGTTTTCCGGGATGCTCTTGAGGTGCCGGATGACCGCCGCGATTGGTGGGTCGGCCCAAGCGAACTCCGCCATGCCCCCGTCGAGGACCTGTGACATGACCCACACCCCCGAAAGCCTAGACCAGATCGCGGCCCGTATCGCGCTGATCCTGCCCGACGATGCCGCGACGCTGCGAGATTGTGCCTACGAATGGCGGCGTGTCGAACGGCTGTGCAACGGCATTGTCGATGACGCGGTTGCCGATGCGCGGGCGTCGTATGAGGCCGATCAGTGCGGCCAGCTTGTGCGGTTTCCTCGGATGCGGGTTGGTGGGGGTGTGGGGTGATGACAAAAGAAGAACTCGCGGCTCGTCTGAATGGCAGTGAATACCCGATGCGTCTATCCAAGGTTGTGACAGACGAAATCGCCGCCAGTCATCTCGTCGTGATGTGCGGAAGCAGCGACGACAACGTGGTGTTTTTTGGCGCGGTTGACGATGAGGTCGGCGCATATCAGGGCGTGACGGTTCTTTTTGACCAATCCGGTCTCATCTTCAATGAGCCACCTAATGCTGATCTCAGCAAAGAAAGTGGCCGCAAGGAGATGCGCTATTGGCTGGATCGCATGGAGCGGGGGCGCGAGATCAAGGCCCTGTGGTGCGATGATGCCTCGGATTACGCGTGGTCATTCGAGACCGACATCCCGCACGCGGCTTTTGATGTGATGGACGAAGGCGACCGCTTCTGCCGGGCCATCGTGTTCTCACTGCTCGATCTGACGCCGGAGACCACCCCATGACCCACCCGTCCCTATCCCCCACGCCGATCGACTGGTGCGACACCGCGTTGATGATCGCCTATCCGGCCTTCATGTTTATCGCAGGGTTCGTGCTTGGGATGTGGGTGTCGTGATCCAAACCCACCCCAACCTAATCCAAGGCTCCGAGGAATGGCACGCGGCCCGATGCGGACTCCTGACGGCCAGCGAGATGTGCCTGATCGTCACCGCGACAGGCAAGGCTGCCAGCAACGACAAGGAGCGCGCCCACGTCTACGAACTCGCAGCCCAGCGGATTAGCCGTTATGTCGAGCCGTCCTATATTGGCGACGACATGCTGCGCGGCCATGAGGATGAAGTGCAGGCCCGCATCCTATACGAGCAGCACTACGCCGCCGTGTCGGATATGGGTTTCATCACAAACAACCGATGGGGATTCACGCTCGGCTGTTCACCGGATGGACTAGTCGGCGATGACGGCATGATCGAATGCAAGTCGCGCCGGCAGAAGTTCCAGATCAAGACTATAGCCCGGCAGGAAGTGCCCGCCGAGCACGTCATACAGGTCCAGACGGCGCTGCTCGTCACTGAGCGGAAGTGGTGCGACTTCATCTCGTATTCGGGCGGGCTGCCGATGTTCGTGTTGAGGGTCTATCCAGACGACAAAATCCAAGCCGCCATCGTGGAAGCCGCCACGGCCTGCGAGGAACGGATTGCCGCCGTGATGGCGCAATACCGGGGCTGGACCGAGAACGCCGCGCCGCTGATCGAGACAGAGCGGCGGGTTGAGCAAGAGATGTTTGTGTAGGAGGGAGAAGTGTGGTGCTCGAATTGAGAAACTGCGGGCGATGGAAGCCGGCATGTTTGCGCCGCATGAACTACCAGTAAGCGCGGGAGTGCATCTGAACTATTGCATCCTTGCCCGTGCCGTAATCGTTGCGACCTTGGATGCTGTGCGGGAGCCAGGAGACAAGATCATCAGCAGGGGCGAAAGTGAACCTTGGATTGTCCGCTGGACATGGCAACGCATGATCGATGCGCTCCGTGCCGAGTTTATGGACCCAAATGACGCGGCACTTGATCACATAGAGCGCGGACCCACAGGAGAAACCCCATGAACGACATGACCAGCGTCATCATCCCGAAATCCGACCAGATCAACGCCGACGACCTGATTGCCGGGCCGCTGACGATCACGATCACGGAAGTCGAGATCAGGCCCGGCACCGAGCAGCCCGTCACGATCCGGTATGTCGGCGACAACGGGAAACCGTGGAAGCCTTGCAAGTCCATGTGTCGGGTTATGGTCATGGTGTGGGGGCCTGACGCCAGCAAGTATGCCGGCAAGTCGCTCAAGCTCTACCGTGACCCATCCGTGAAGTGGGGCGCGTTGGAAGTCGGTGGCATTCGGATTTCCGAAATGTCCGACATCAACGCACCCATCGCGATGGCCTTGACTGCGACGAAAGGCAACAAGAAGGCGTTCGAAGTGAAACCGTTACGTCGCGAACAGCCGCCCGCCGAGAAGCCGAAGCCGACGCGCGGGGAATGGCTGGATGCGTTGGAGCGGCGACTGGCTGCTGCTGGTGGCGTGGAAGCTGCGCGGGCCATCATCCGGGCGCCTGGCACTCAGAAGGCGCTAGAGGTGTTTGATGGGGCCGACAAGGCGCGCTTGGATGCGCTCATTACCGGGGCCACCGCGTATGCCATTGCTATGGGCGATGACGATTTTCCGGGGGATCGGACGTGACCGACGAATGCCGCCCGGCTGCGGGTGCTGAGAGTGCCGAGCGTCACTGGCTTAATCATCCACGATGGGGATGGGCGCTGGGATGGTGGCTGCCATTGAGCGGCGATTGGAGGATTCAAGCTATATGCGGAAACATCGTCGCCACTTCGCGCGAAGCCGCTGAACTGAACTGGACCTACCACGCCCCCGCCTCCCCCGACGACGCGACCGAGCGCGCGAGGTTGGAGCGGGAAGTGAAGAGGCTCCAAGGCCAGATCGACGCGCAGGCCAAACCTGTCGCCGGTGATCCAGTGTTCATGGTGCTGCACGAGTTACAGCAGGAGAACATCCGATTGCGGGGCTCGTTAGAGCGGATCGCAAGGTTCGACCACAAGAACGCAGTCCCATGGACACATCAAGCGGCCGCCGACGCTTACTGGCTGGCCCTTGATGGATGTCGATTGATTGCACGCGCAGCCCTCACGCCCGGAGACGCATCGTGAGCGAGATCATGCCCCGCGAACTTCCGACCACAGACACCGAGCCTACGTGCGGTTTTTGCTTGAATGCATTGGGACGCCGGGACCCATATCGTGAATGCAGCGCATGCCGAACGTGGGGCGCTGTCTTCTGGAGATACGTCCGAATGGGATGCGATAGGTCGGACGCAGCATTTCGGGCGGATGCATGGGAACAACGACAGAAAGGGAACACCCCATGACCCCCGCCGACCTGCGCGCCGTCGCCGCCCGCGTGATGGCGGGGGAGGCGACGAATGAGGAAATCGCGCTGGCATTTGGGTGGATGAAGAAGGACGTTCACCGCAGTTTTTACTGGCAGCCACCGAAAGACGACCCTGACCATCATAGCTGGAGCAGCAGGGTCCCCGACTTCCTCCACAGCCTCGACGCCGCCGACCTGCTGATGGCGCCGATGCGGGAGCGTGGGTGGGTCTCGGTAATAGCCGTGCGGATTGATGGTGTTTTTGTCGGATCTGCGTTTTCACGAAAACACGATGGCGCTCAAGGTGCCACAGCCCCCACCGAACCCCGCGCCCGCACGGCCCTCGCGCTGCTGTGCCTGGCAGCCGAGGGTGAGGCATGACCGACGAATGGGTCCCACACCGCCCCGACGACGCCGAAGCGCGCGAGCCGTTGGAGCAAGAGAACAAGCGGTTGCGGGAGGCTTTGGCGTTGATCGCCAATAGCGAAGTCGCGGTAACTATGCCGTGGACACACGAGATTGCCGCAGATGCCTTTTCGGCGGCGCTACACCGCAATCGTTCAGCAGCAAAGGAAGCCCTCAATGCCCGCTGACCCCGCGACCCTGCGCGCCCTCGCCGCCCGCGTGATGGCGGGGGAGAATACCGACGATCTGAACGAGTATATCTTCAACGCTACGGCACCGCACGGCGACGGGATAAAGCATAGGCTGTGGCAGGATATGAACGGAAAGATGCGCTTGCCCTACGGCATGTTTTTCCGCGACCTAAACGCCGCCGACGCGCTATTCGCGCCGCTGCGGGAGAGGGGGTGGCGTTTACGGTGCGGTCAAAAAGACGCCGATACATGGTATGCGATAGCGCATAGAGACGGCCCTTGCGAGATACCAATCGCGGCTTCTCCCGCCCCCACCGAACCCGCTGCGCGTGTGGCCCTGGCGCTGTTGTGCCTGGCAACCGAGGGGGAGGCGGGGGAATGACCCATCCGTTGGTTAAGCAGGTCGCGCAAGCGCTGTGCAGGGCCAGCTATCCAAACGCCGACATCGAGGAACCGGCAATGCGATGGGATCACGTTGACGGCGTAATGATGCCCACAGATCAGCCTATGTGGACCGATTATCTGGATGACGCCCGCGCGGCCATCGCCGCCACGCTGACTGGGATTAGGGAGCCGAGTGATGCGATGGTGTGCGCGGCCATCGCCAGGCCCGGACCAGATGATATTCACGAATTGCTTTATTTCGGCGTATTCCGCGCCATGGTCGACGCGCTCCGTGCCGAGCTTCTGCCGCCGCCGGGGGATGCGTGAGCGAAACGCTGGTCCGTGTTGTCGGGCGCTATTTCGTAGCGGGCCTTGTAGTGTCAGATGATCGCTGCATTCGCGCCGCGCCCATTCTTCGCAAAGCTTGCATGGGCAAGACTGCCGACCAGTTGCGCGAGATGTTTCGAACGCGCGGATGGCAGGCGCACATCGTCCCACAACCAGAAGCCGGGGCATGACCCCGGCTCCCTGCCCTGCATCCTCACCGCCGATGGGCTGCGGGTCTGGCTCTGCGTGATCGCAGCGGGGGTAGTATGGCATGAAAGGAGAGTAAGCCATGACGGAAGCCGAATCTGCGATGCGATTCATCGAGCAATACGGCGGGATCGACGGCGAACATCACAAGGCGTGGGTGATCGACCAAGTGGCCCGTGCGCTGTTGGGTGACGGGTATGCTCAGTGGGTTGTGGAGTTCAACGCGGGCGAGGATGGCCCCAACACATACGCATGGGATGTGGGGATTGCCCCCTGATCGCCTACCGCACCCACCACAGCAACGCCAGACTGAGCGAGAACGATGCCACCCCGACGCCCCACCTGCATCGACGCCAGCGCCGCTCTATCCGAAGAGCCAGTGCCAGAGCCATGGCGCCAGGCTGGCCGTGATGGCCGTCGCGATGGTCTTCCCGAGTTCGCTCCCAAGGACCGGCAGGAAACCCGATGCGATTTGCTGAATCACCCACGGGAGATTTCCGCCCGAAAGTTTCCGACCATTACCGCTTTTGTCACGATTTTTCGGAGGGCGCATTGGGACATTGGTTGCCTCGTTGTGATCTCGGCGGTTCCTAGCCAACGCGCTCTGATGTGACGGGCATCACAGACAGAATCCGTCCTACGCGCGCAGCGTCGTGATGGTCATGGCGGGTTGCTCCGCTGTGGCGGTTGAGGTCGGTGGCGTGTTGGTAGCGCGCCACCGGCTTGGGTTAGTAGCCGAATGCATACCAGATAAAGGTCTTGTTCGCAGCAGCGCCGCCCGTCCCTCCCGATAAAAGCGTCGAAATATCAACGGAGGTCTTAGACGGCGTGGTCCGCAGCATCGCCACCGTGGCAGTGCTGGCGGCGTTCCCAGTTGGTTCAGCATGAAAGAACGAGCAGGCGGTCGGAAAGCCGCTGTTCGGAAACGTGATGGTGGCCAGACCGCCGCCATCGGTCGTGCCGCTGCCGGTCATGAGATAGTGCCCGACGCCGCTCCCGACGACGCCCGGCAGGCCCGTGAAGGAGCCGGCGGTCTGCGGGAACTGCCCATAGTTGACGACCTGCGACCCGCTCGTCCCGTTCGCCGCCGTGATGGTGCTGCTGAACGTCGCTGCGCCCGTCACGGCCAGCGTGCTGGATAGGGTCGTCGCGCCCGTCACCTTGGCCGTGGTGGTGAACGTCGCGGCACCGTCCACCGTCAGCTTGCCCGTGGTCGTGATGTTGCCCGTCGTCGCGCTGGCCGTGATGACGGCGCCGACGAACAGGTCTCCACTCAGGACCGTCGAGCCCAACACGTTCAACGCGCCGGCAACCTGCGTATTGCCCGACGCAGCCGCGACAGAGAACTTCGTCGACGCGACCGTGAAGTTGCCCGTGACATTCAGGACACCGCCAACCGTCACGGCGCCGCTTGTCGTCAGGCTGGAAACGCCCGTGATGCCGTTGCCGTTCATGTTCAGGCCGCCGGTCGCCGGCGTTTGACCATCGGCAGCCAACGAGCCCGTCAGGGCTGCGGCAATGTCGTTGAAATCGTTGTTGACCGGCGCCGACGCGATGACGGTGCCGGATACGAATGGCGCTTCGGGGAGGCTGTAGCCCCCACTCCCGTTCCTCGGAATGGCTATGTCCTCCTTAGTTAATATCGTTGCGGGGCATGGTGCTATCCTGCTATCCGATGGGGTATGTCAGATGATCCATGGCCGCCGTTCCTCTGCGCGCTGTTCTTCGCGTGGCCTGCATTCTGGTTTTTTGCGGACGATCCCAACCCGAAAGTGCCATTCCTTGCCGCGTTAATCGCAGGCATTGGAGGCTCGTGGGTCATCATGAAGATGTGGTCCATCATCTGCCGGGCAGTGCTTCGCGGAGGTGCTGGGCCATCAGAGCCGCCGTCAGTTCGCGGTTCAGGCGCGGGGCCTTGTCTGCCAAAGGCGCAAGGCCCGGAATACCATTGATTAGGTAGTTCTGGATTGCACGCGACTGATATGCCGCCTGTGCGGCGCGCGGGCCACCCAATGCCAGAGCCGCCGTCGCGGCTGCTGGGATAGCACCGCCGCTCATCGCCGCGCTCCCAATCCCCCCGCCGGTCAGAAGGTTAATCATCGCTTGGCGGCCGGGCGTCCCACTATTCGGGGGCGGGCGAAGCATCGCCTGAGCGACGCGCGACAGGTCATTGAGATCGCCGCGTCCTTCGGAGTAACCCTCGCGCCCTACGCTACGCTTAAGCGCAGCTTGGATTTGCAGTGGCGGGATGTTGCCGGTTGCAGCCGCCTCACCCGCACCCGACATGGCATCACGCACAACGGCATAGTTCGCGTATTGCCTGCGCGCAGTTCCCCACGCATCCGCATCGGCTGGCGAGATGCTGGCATCCATCGCCTCTCGCAGAGTCTGCCGCAGGCGTGTTAGCCCATCGCGGGTCACGCCGTCGTTCGTGTTCCTAATCTGTCGCCCGAGTTCGCTATCCATGCGGCGGTAGTAGGCGCCGGGCAGCGCATCGCCGCCTTCATGCTGCAAAATCTGTTGGATACGGGCGACAACCGGATGGGCTTGGTCGTTCGTGTAGAGGGTCCGCATTTCCTTTTGGAGGTTCTGCAAACCCGTCCGCACATCGTCGGTCATGTTGAGCGTGTTGCGGTTGCTCACATCATCGAACACGCCGCCGATCCGCGCCCGCGTTGCGTTCAAGGTTTCGGGCGTCGCATCTGTTGCGATCTGCCCGGTGCGGGCCATGACGGCTTGGTTAACCGCAGCCTGCTGTTCCCGACGCAATGCAGCCTCGACCCCGCTCGTGATGGGCAAGGTGTCGAATGCGGCTTCCAGATACCTGAGCGGCGTGCTGCCCGTGCGTTGCGCCGCCGACAGTGGGATATTGTCCTTCAAGGCTGCCGCGATCAGACGCTGCCGCTCGGGGTCCACATCGGGACGAATTGGCCGAACGGCACGCCCTACAGCCCCCATGGCAAGCGGCGCAGCAACCGATGCAGCGAGGCCGGCATAGGGGCTATCCGTGGCTTCCCCAACAGCACCCCCAACACCACCGGACACCAATTGCGCCACCGGCTGCGACGCCAGAGCCTGCGCCACACCATTGACCACACCACCCGCGCGGGACGCATTCGCCACGACAGCCGCCGGCATAGCAACGGAGGCCGCATCGCCGACGCCTTTGCCGAGGCCATATAGCGCCTTTTCGGTCGTCGTCTCGGCTTTCGGCGGATCGGCCAACAGACCGCCGAGGCTCGTCACAGCATGGATGCCCTTGCGGGCCATGTCGGTGTAGAAGCCGGGCGTGGATGACGGCAGCCCGACAGCCCGCATTCCCGACCCGACCAGATCGGGGATCGCGCCGATGGTCGTTGCGAGGCTTTCGTTGAAGCCCTGGGCGGGCTGGGAGATGGCGCTGGTGAGGGATGTCGACGTCGGCGTGCCGGGATCAGGGGCGGATTGCGCCTTCTGAATCATGGCGTCCAGTTCGGCATCCGACACCCTGGACAGATCAGCCTTGGGCGCCGTTCGCGATGGCTTCTGCGCCGCCGCGATCAGGGATTCCAATTCGGCATCAGACAGTTTCGACAGATCGGCCATCAGCGTGCCGCCTTCCGCCGCTCGCGTTCGGCGATCAGATCATCGAGGTTCGGTCCGCCGGGACCGGGAGATGCAACCATTCCGCCAGGCGGTTGTGATTTCAGGATACTCTCGACCGGCGCCAACGCCCGATAGTTCGATGCCGGTCCATACACCTGATACTGATCGGTCAGGATGTTTCGGTATTCCTTGGCAAACTTCTCCAGCTTGGTCTTCACGACCGATGCTGTGTCGGTGACCATCGGAACAAAGGGGGCTAGACGCGGGCTTTCCGCAGCAGTTACCGCCGCGCCGCTGCGGTCGTGGATTTTGAGCGATCCGATATCCGCCACCATGGCGCGCGCCTCTGCTCCGCCGGGCTGCCACCAGTTCGCCACCGGACCGCGCGCAACATAGTTCCACGGGCCGACCGCGTTCGGATCACCCGCAACACCCTTCAAGGCGTCGTCGATGCGCCGGAGGTTGTCGGTGTTTTCCAGCATCCCGCCCACGATGGCCTGTGGCGGATCGCGCTCGGTGTTCTTGAACTCTGCCACGCCGGGTGGCAACCCACTTTGCTGGCCGGTGGGAGGCTGTGCGCCGGGTTGGGCCGGCGGCTGTCCGGGTTGCTGCATCGCGCGCGGCTGCGGCATCCCCGGCGGTAGCTGTGGCGTGACCGTGAACGTGCCGCGCTCCGTCTGGATGACGCGAGGCTGCGTGTAGTCGTTGGCGTGCGTGTTGTAGGTCGTGATTTCCTCGGGCGTCGCGGTGCCGTTGGCAACCTTCGGGCCGATGGTTTTCAGGACCGTCAGCGTGTCCTCTTTCTGGTTGTCCGACAGGCCAACCGTATTCCCCACCTTGCCACCCGGCAGCACTTCCACGACCACGTTTTGGCCCGTCTTGGGGTCCTTGATGGTCGTGGTTTGCGTGTTCCGGTTCGCCCGCGCGTCCAGCCGCGCAAGCCCAGCCTCGGCCCTCTGCGTCATCGCCGCGCCACGCTGGAACTGCATCTGCGCTTCGCCCGCAATGTGTCGGTCGGGGTTCTTGCTATTCAGTGTCGCGATCTTCTGGAGGCGCTCACCTTCGGCGGCCATGTTCCGGTAGTAGGCTTCGTCGTTGCCTTGGGGCTGCTGCGGTGTCGCGCCCGCAGGCTGGCCGCCCGTCACCTTCGCGACATACGCCTGCGTCTCTGGCGGGATGCCCTGCATCCACTTGTCGCCATATGCCTGCACGGCAGCCGCCACCCGACCGGGGCCGGCGTTGTATGCCGCCGCAGCCTTGGCCGGGTCGCCGCCGAATTGCTCCAACAGCATCTTGTGATATTCGTCGCCGACCGCCTTGCCGATGTTCGGATCGGCGGCAAGCTGCTGGTGGGTGTAACTGGTGCCAAGCCGCTGGTTCACGTCGGCCAGCGCAGCCTGATGGACCTGCATCGGTCCCGCAGCTTTGCCGCCATCGCCGTAGATGCCGGGCTGCATGGACCCGCCACTTTCCGCCATGTGGATAGGACTCGGCTGCCCCGCCACCGCGTTCGACATAGGCGTTGCCTGCATGGGCTGCCCCGCAACGGCAGACGGTGGGATCGGCTGCTCATAAGACGCCGACGCGGTCGCGCGCGCCTCCTTTTGGTCATCCGCCAGTTTGCTCAACTGCTCGTCGGAATACCGCTGCTCCAACCCGCCCAGCGCGCCTTGCAGGAGTCGGTTGACGCCTTGCCACGGGCTTTCGATGGGCGAGCCGTCGCTTCCCAGCGTGCGGAGGCGTTCGGCCATCTGACGCCCGCGCAGCGCCGAGGCAAGCGCGGGGTCTTGGAGGTAGAGGGCGGAAAGGTTATCCAGTGAACCGCTCATCAGTCCCAAAACCCTCCGCCATCGGCCCCGCCTGCGGCAGAGCCAAGCATCCCACCGAGCCATGGCGATCCAAGCGCGCCACCGAGCAACGTCCCGCCGACACCGAATAGGCCACCAAGGCCGGCGTTATTCTGTTGGCGGGCAGCGTTGTAATTCGCCAACTGCCCCTGATAGTTCGTGTTCACCACCCCGAGGTAATCAGTCGGCGCCACCTGCGTCTGCGGGATGTTTTGCAGCATCGGCGACTGCACGGCGGACCCATTCAGCAACGCAGCCGCCTCGTTGAGTGGTTGCGTCCTGAGTGCCAATGCCTGCTGCAACTGCTGATTCGCCTGGTTGCCCTGTGCGGTGCCGAGGGACGCGATCTGCTGCGCCTCGTTGAGCGGGATGGCTCGGGATTGCGCCGCTTGGGCCTGAGCTTGAGCCGCTTGTGCCTGCTGCTGGCCATAGATCGACGCCACCTGCCCCAGTTCGTTCAACGGCACGCCACGGGACGTGATGGCTTGGTTCTGCGTCGCCCCAGCTTGGTTAGTCAGGTTGCCGTAGATGCCGGATGCAGTCGACAGTTCGTTCAGCGGGATCGCCCGGAGCGCGCCCGTCTGGTTGATCGCCTGGCTGGTCAGGTTCTCGGCGTTCAAGATCGACTGCTGGCGGCTGTCGTTCTGCGCCTGATTCATCTGCTGATAGGCGCGGTTCCACGCTTCGGAGCCTTCCGTGATGCCGCTGTTCAACAGCCGCGTCCGGAGTTGGTCCTCTTGCTGCTGGAACTGCGGCTGCAACCGGCTGTTGGCCGCGTCGATCGACTGCTGCCGGACCGCGTTGTAGTCGGTGTTGATCGGGGCGCCGGCCAGGCCAGCAACCTGCGCCGCCGTTCCCTGCCCCTGCATCAACGCCTGCCGAGACGCCATGGTCGTGGGATCGCGCCATGGCTGCGACACCGAGTTGGCCGCCGTTGCCGCCGCCCCCTGCGTGCCCGCCAGAGCGCCGAGAGACGCCGCCGAACCGGGGTCACTCCATGGCTGCGAGGCCGCCGAAGACGCCCGCTGTAACGCCTGCTGGGTCGTGCCAAGCGCCTGATCGCCCGCCGACTTATACGGCTCGCCCGTAAACGGCGTCGACAGGATGGACTTAACCTGACCAAGCTGCTGATTCGCCGCCTCGCCATACGTCGTCTGCGCCTGCTTGGTCAGGTCGTAGAGATATTGGTTCTGTGGCGACAACTGCGTCTGCATCGTCCAAGAGTCGGACGGCGTTGACGTGGTGTATTTCGCCCGCAGGTCCGCGACTTCCTGATCGGACAGCGGCTTGGCCTGCCCAGGCGTATAGGTGCTGGACTCCCCGTTATCCGAATACGTGCCGGCGGATTGCGCTCGCTGTGCCTGAAGGTCCGACAGCGCCTTGTCGTAGCCGCTCTGGTCGAACTTTGTCCCCGGCGCGCCTTGGCTGTAGGTGATCGAGCCATCGGGCCCGGTCTGGTTGACGCGGTTCAGTTGCGCGGTCAGGCGTGCCGTGTCGGCGTTCATCGCGCCTTGGGCTTCAGCTGTGGCCTTCGGGTCCGGGGGCGTCGGGGCGCCGGGGGCTGATCCGGTCATGCGTAAACCCCCATACTGGCTTCCCACGCGCGCTTCAGCCACAGCGCGTCGGTCAGCGCGTTATGGGGTTCGGCGGCTTCGGGGATCGGCGGGCCGTCCTCGTCGTTCAGGGCTTGCCGCAAGTCCATGACGTGCGCCGGCCAACCTGCGGGGCGGTCCATCATGGTGCCGAACAACTGACACAGGGCCACCCAATCGTATGACGCATAGAAGGCCCAGAACTCGGGGGCGTCGCCACAAAACTCGACAATCTCCTGCGCTATGACGGCGCGCGGCTTTCGTGGCCCCGTCAGGCGCGGCAACACATTCTCCCGCACCCACGGGCTTGCGCGCGACAGGTCAGTTTCTCCGACCTCAGCGTAATAGGTGCGCCCATCCTGTCGGGCCATGCCGATTGAGATCAGGTCGATGGTCCGCCCATCCTCGATGAACTCGGTGTCGAAGAATACGCGCATTACGCCACTTCCCTCACCAAAGCCCACCGCGACCGGGCGTATTCGGTATCCATCATGGTCCAGACTTCCGCATGGGCATGGCGCTCGAAATGATGCCGCAGCACCGCCTCCCGCTTCATTCCGGACTGGCGCGCGAACTTCACGGCGGGCTGATTGCCGGACTCGATGTGAACAATCATCTTGCGTGCGCCCTGCTGCTGGAACGCATAGTGGAGCAGGCCCCGCATGATGCCCTTGGTGCACCAGTGCACGCCCCGCACCGCAGCCGCCGTCAATTCGACATGCCCGTAGGCGTTCGCGTGGTGCCAGATCGCGACAGCCAGCAACCGACCGTCCGCATCCAGGATGCCGACCGGCTCTGCCAGATGCGGCGGAATGTCGGCAACGCGCGGGATGCGCTCGCACACAAACCGGATCAGCGCGCGCTTCTGAATGTCGTCGGCGGGAAAGAACAGTTGCGGCATCAGATGGACCATCCCTGTTCATACATGAGGTCGAACGAATTGACGTTCACGCTGATCGTATGTGTGGATATTAGCATATGGACCGCCACCGCGTATCCAATACCCGACACGCCTGACCAGACGCGCTGTAATGACAAGTCCTCGGTCGACCAGATGCCGGCGTCCCAGATCGCCGTATCCCATACTGACCCGGACGGCACGTTGCTGTTGACCACAGCAAGCGGCGATGGATTGGCATAATCGACCGCGACGTTCAGGCCATACTGCAACTGCCCGTTCGTTTGCAGGACAGGGCGGCACATCGTAAACCGCTTATTGACGCCCCGCCCCCCCACATATTGGAACGACGTGATCATCTCAGCCACGATGTCGGACCCGTTATCGGTCGCGCCGGTAAACGCCTTGTAGACGATGCCGTCAGCGCCGCCGAAGTAGACATTCCCCTCCAGCCGCCCCCAGCAATACCCGTTCAGGCCCTTGAACCGGCACCACGCGCCCGTCGTCGTGTTCGCCACGAACTGCCAGAACGTGCCGCCGGTCTGCGGAACATTGACGATCATCATGGATGAATCGGAATAAAGGATGCCCTGCCAACCCGGCTCGGACCGATACAGCGCCACAGCTTCCTGCGCGCTGTTGCCAATGTTGCGGGCAAGGTCGGTCGATCCCGCGCGGGTCTCGCCATATTGGAGATAGTCAGACAGCGGCTGGAACCCATCGGCGCAGAACAGCACCATATCGGGTCCGGTGTTGACCAGACAGCGCGGCCCCACGACCGGCAGGCCCACGGTGAAAATGCCTTTCAGTTGCCAATCCGCAGCGGTCGACGGGTCGATCCCGGAATACAGCAGGACCTCGCCCTGCGTCGTGACGATGCACAACAGATCGTCCGCGCCCCCTGCCCCGTTGTCGCGGGTCCAAGAGCCGATCGCGTTGATGCTGCCGCCCTTGCGGCACAACGGGCCAAAGTCGAACTGCGTCAACGCGCCCTGATACGCCCCCGCCGTCGTATACCAGACCGACAATGTGTTGCGTTCGACATAGAAGACGCGCTGTGCGTGCAGGACGACTTGCGACAGGTCGGTATCGGTCACGCCCGTCACGACAACGTCTGTGATGGTGGCGCCGTCATAGACGAACGGCACATCCGACCCGCTATCGTTCGCGCCGATCAAAAACGTCCCGCCGCCGCTTGCGTAGTTGGTCCACGTCCACACGTCCTTGGCATAGCCGGTTGCCAGTGCGGCGCCGACAGTCCCGCTCGTCACGTCGTAAATCTTGCCGTTGACCGCAGCCAACAATTGCTCGGCAGCCGCGCCCGAATAGCTGAACAGGGTCTGGATCGGATCGCCTTCGCCCGTGTCGCAGAACTCGACGTGCCCGGACCGCAGCGACACGGTGCCGGTTTCGGGAAAGAAGTTGTCCAACTGGTAGGCGCAATCCTGCGGCATCGCGTCCAGAGGATCGCGGCTGTTCCACCCGCCGGTTGGCGCCGGAATCGAGACCGTCTGGCCGGGGCCGAGCATCGGCATTAGGGACGCGGCCCGTAGCCGTTATCCGGGATATTCCACCACGACAGCAGATCAGCACCGGGCGAACGCTTCGCCAGAGCAAGGATCGCAGCCCCGCCGTCAACCGACTTCGCCCGCTCAAGCGCAATGGCATACTCGCGGTCGAGGTATTTGGTGTCCATGCCCTTGGCCTGAAAGAACTTCGCCTTTAGGCCCGTCACCATCACGTCATCGGGAAAGATCGACGTGTCGGTATCGGCCACCATCTCGGCTTGGTATTCGCCCGCCGCGTTCGTCACCCACGATAGGGAAATGTACTCATAGACAAGCGTTAATGTCGGTTGGTTCGCCCCAGGAGGGGGCCAAATACGCCAGTTGGTTAATGGCCGGCCAATCTGTCGCCAGTTCCGCCGGGGGCTCGTTGTGACGATACCGGAGCGCAGGAACTGATCCATCTGTGGCGATGTCGGTCCCAGCAGCTTCCAACGGTTCGTCCGGTCCCACCATGTATCCGAGACATAGCTCTGGAAGTCGGCGGGGCCGTTATAGGTGTCGCGCGCAACCGTCAGGGTGACGCCTGCCGCCGTGACGGTGCTATGCTCCGACAACGTGATCTGCGTCGCGCTGTCGACGGAAATGATGCGTGCCGATACCGGAATACCGGCACCCGTCACGACAAAGCTATTGGCAACCATCGCCGACGTATCGGGGATGTTGCTGATGACGCCGCTGCCAACCAGCGTATCGCCCGTCGTGATCTGCACCGCCTCGGTCGAGACGATGAACTCGGTCTGTAGCGCAGCCCATGGAAATTGCCGCTGCAATTCCTCACCGACGCGATTGATCAGACCGATCATCTGCTGGTCGATGAAGTCCTGCGACGATGCCGGCGCAAGCGAATAGGGCAGCAGGCCAAGCTCAAGCCTGGCCTGCTGGATCAGTTCGGCTAGGTTCCGCTGCCCCACGGGTTAGGAGCGGCGGTATAGGGTGAACGTATTGGTCCCAGTGCGGCGCGCCCAGAAGACAGCCGAAGAACGGGCGCGGTCGTTGTCGTTGGATTCGACCACCATATTCCCGACCAACGTCCAGCCTGTGTTGGTCGTGATCGTGATGTCTTCCGCCGCCACGGTGCTGAGGTTGATGACGCCGAACTCGATGGTGTCATCAACAGCGATGTTGGCCGAGCATGCGGACTGCAACGCCGATGCCAGCGGCAACTGATAGGCCGCAGCACCTGCCGCGCCCTGGTTGCCGGTAATGATGCCGGTCAGCAGTTCCGCAGCCGTTAGGGTCGTGGAGGTCGTCTTTGCGGTCGGCGTGCTTTGCAGCACATACCGAACACCGCGCTGGAACACGCCGCCGGCAGCGCCCGTGCTGACCGTGCCGGGGATCAGGAACACGCTAGTCCCCGCACCCGTGCCGGTGGACGTGCCGCCCTGAACCGTAACGCTGGTGCCGGCAGTGTTGGCCGTGATGCCGGGGGCGCCCATGAGCAGATTGACGCCCAACGTCAGAGGCGCTTGGACGTTGTTCATGGTGCCAAGGGACAGAAGCTGGGCAAGCCCGGCATCCATACCCAGCCCCATGAGGTTCTTCTGGGTCGTAAGCGCGGTCATGCCGTGCGCTCCTTCTTACGGTTCAGCTGCCCGATAAGGTCGGCGTTCTGCGCCTGCTGTTCTTCGAGCATCTTCCGCAGGTCTTCCATCTGCGACTTGATGGCCGCGAACTGGTCGTGGTTCTGCGTCGCCTCGATGAACTCAGCCGCCTTTGCGACGAAGCCGCGCGCGCCCATACCCATCTTGCCGATTGCCGTTTCCGACGCCCCGGCAAGCTGCTGGATCGTGTGGAAGTTGAGCGGCTTCAGGCGTGCGATCACATCAGGATCGGCATGGAACAGCGCCTCGATGGGCGTGCCATCCGGGACCTGCTCGCGACCAGCCTGATATGCGTTCCAGCGGTCGCGGAACCGGGCCTTGTCCTCATCGGTCGCAGGGCGGTCGATGACGAACAGGTTGCGCTCACCGGGTTCCCACATCTTGATATGATCGACGCCGATATAGGGCGGCTCACCATTGGCAATGGCGTATTCGCCGTTCCGCTTTTGCGAGCGATAGAACTGGACCAGCTTGCGGGAATCGGAACCGTATCGAACGGTCCCGACCGCACCGCCCTGATCCCACTCAATCGCCTGAGTCGGGATGAAGGTGTCGCTCATGATTAGTCGTCCGCTCCCACAACCACGCCGCCGATGATCGCGATCCCGACGTTCGCCGCTGCGGTGGCGTTGATGACCGCACCCGAGATGGCCGCCGACGTGCCACCAACCGCAGTGCTGGACAGACGCCCAGCCGTTGCGGTGCTGTGCAGCGCGGTGAAGGCCGCCGTGGAAGTCGCCGTGTTGGTCGAGTTGTTGTAGCCAGCGGTCTGCATCCACAGATACTGGCCGGCAGTTCCGGTCCCGCCCGCGACGCCCATGCGCTGCCCCAGCTTGCCCTTCGCGAGCGTGCTGGTGATGGGCTTGACCTCCCACGTGGCGTTGTTGGTGACGATCAACCAGTCGTTCGCCGTGCAGGTCGTTGCCGCTTCCAGCACGACATAAACCCACGTCGACCCGTCCGAACCCTGAACATGCGTGCCGGGAATGATCGGCAGGCCCGGATATTCCGGCGTCGAGGTCGACAAAGTGAAGGTCTGGGAGAAGTTGATGCCCTGAAGGGGCGTGTTGACGTAATAGGTGGACATGATGTGATTCCTCTCGGTTGGGCGTTAGGCGTAGAGAACGCCCTGGAGGCCACAGTTGCTGATCGTTATGTTGCCGGCCCAGCCGATGATCTGAACCATCGAATCCTGGTTGACCGACACGCGATCATCGCCAATCGGCACGCAGTTCCGATCCCGATGCGGGCGATACATGATGTATTTGCTGTTCAGCATATACATGCGGGACGCCGGAGCGCCGCCGACCGCGCCAGCCCCGCCGGAGCCGAACGTGTTGCCGTCCGTGGTCGTGCCCTGGAACCCGCCGTCGAGCACAACGTCCATGCGCTTGCCGGTGCCCATGTAGGCGATGTTCGGAAAGCCCGCCTCGGTCATCTTGGAGCCGGGATCGTTGATCCGCTGGATGGCCTGCAACGACTCAAGGAAGTAGTTGTAGAAAGTGCCGTCGCACAGCGCCAAATCCGGCGCATCGCGGCCACGCACCAAACGGCTCGAAAGCGTGTTCATGTAGCTGCGGATGTTGGCCGACGAAGCCGCCGCGCCACCGTCCGACGTGCAAGAATACGCCTGATTGCGCCAGAACGTGAACGAGCCACGGTCAATGCCGCCGACAGTGCCGGATGCGGGCGATGTGCTGACCAGCGTTTGCAATCCACCCATCTGACCCGTGATCGAGCCGTCCGAATACATGTCGTATGCGAGACCGTTCGCCATGGTGTCGTAGGCGTTGTTGATCCGGCTTTCCAGCAGGTCGATCACCGCTTCCTTGCCGCTGTTCTGCAACTGCTCAAGGCCGGAGATCGAAATGGCAACCGCCGCCTGGCGGATTGCGAACTCGGCGGCGCTGATCGTGTCGGACGGCTGGATGTTCAGCAGTTCATAACCGCTGTAACGGGTCCAGGTCGTGTTGTTGGCGTAGTTCACTTCCTGCGCGATGGTCCGACCACCGCTGAAGGGCTTAATGAACCCGCGTTCGGACAGACGCACCAGAATGGCGTTGTTGCGAGTGACGTTGTCGGCCAGTTCACCCGTGCGGTTGCGTAGGGTGGTCGTGGTGATTTCGGAAAGATTCGGGGAGGCCATAGGCCTGCGCTCCTAAATGAGGTTCATGACGACGCCTCATCCCAAGATGCTTCCAACGCAGCCCTCAGACTTGTTGCCTTCGCGATGGTGCCGCTGATCTGCCCCGATCCGGGGTTGTCACGCACACTGACGGCGGCCCGCTTGGCGGCCCGCACGCGCTCGGCTTCCTTGGCTTTGCGTTCCGCTTCCTGCGCCTTCGATGCAGCCTCTTGCTGCTGGGCACGGAGCGCGGGGTCAGCCCACACGGCGCGGTCATAGGCGTCCTGCAACGACAGCTTGCCGTCCGCCTGCATCATGCCCGCCATCACGAGGCGAACCTGATCGAAGTGGACGTTGCGGCTGTCGGACTTGAACGCTGCGATTTGCGCGTCAATCGTGGCGGCTTGGCGCTGTTCGGCCTCTGCTTTCTCACGGGCACGCTCAGCAAAGAGCGTATCGACGCGAGGATCGCGGACCTGAACAACCCCCTGCTGGGCTGATGGATCGTTGGGATCAGGCGTGAGCGAATGGAGGTTGACGCCATACAGTTGGGCCAACTGCGCCACAGCCTGCTGCGGGTTCGTCGAGAGGGCCTTTTCCCACTGCAACAGGCGTTCGATGCCCTGCTGTGGGTTGAGGCCATGCGCGGCGAAACGCTCGGCGTGCGGATTGATGACCTGTCGGTAGGATTCGACCTCTTGCGTATCGGTTGCCCGTTCGACCAGCGCCGCACCCATGTCCTTCTCCCGGCGGGCGATGGCTCGCTGCACGTCGGGGTTGAGACCGGTCCATTCGGCTTCTGACCACGCCTCGGGGCGCTCGATGGCGTCCGATACGGGCTGCGCGGGGTCGGCATCTGGCGTCTTGGTTTCGGTCGGGGCATCAGCCTCGACCTTGGCAAAGCGGCCCTTGTCGTCACGGGACGCCTGCGATTCTGTCGGTTCTTCGCCCGCAACCTGCCGGTCGTATTCTGCGGTCAGGAGATCGCGCAGGGACGGCGGGGCAGCGGGCTCAGATGCCGGAACATCGGGTTCGACGGCGGGGGCTTCTAGGGTTTCGCTCATACCGGGAACCCACCAAAGCGGGCCGCGTACTCAGCGGCTATGATGATCCGCTCCGCATCTGTTAGCGAAAACGGATATTTCTTACATTCATCCACGATGCGTTCAATTTCGAGCGCATCAAAGTTCCCCACATTCGCGCGCAGGTCCAATGTCAAGCGGATGGTTTCTTCCCAGTTCAGCGCTTTGGCCTTCATGCGGGGAACTCCCGCACCGGCACACCAGCCAGATCGGGCAACGTCTCAGCCGGCGGGGGGCGATAACCCTGCTCCACCATCTCCCACGACCGCGCGATGTCGGCCTTCGTCACGACGCTGGACGGGGCACGCTCACGGGCACGCGGTGCATCGGTGCCCATCTCGACCATGCCGGCGGCGCGGGTGGCCCTGCGGAACTGGCTCTTGCTGTCGGTCGTGACGCCGTTCGCGGGGTGGAGCGCGGGCTCCATGTAATCGCGATGAATGGCGGGGAAGACTTGCGCAGGGCGACTGAACCGATCAGCCGGAACCCACTCTCCGTTGTGGCGGATATATCGCATGACTGTGACCATACAGCCACAGTCTGTGGCACGCAAGCATCAATGTGGCTGATATGACACGGTCAGTGTGGCGCGCGGGACGCAGCAATCTTCTTCGCCCCCAACTTTTCCTCCACGTCCAGTTTGCGGCTGTCTATCGCCAGATGCCCCAACTCGATGGCGTGCTGCCGGTCGGCGTCCTCGCGGTCGGCGTAGAACCGCTGCTGTTCCAACTCGGATTCCTGCGCTTTCAGGACGTGCTCGGTCTGGTCCTGCGCGTTCTGCGCATCGGCCTGCGTCGCCTGCATCTGCAACGACACACCCGCAGCTTGGGCCTTGATCTGCTCGATCTGCAACTGGATTTGCGCAATAGCCTGATCTGCGGCGGCGCGCTGCATCATGGCCTGCGCCTTGATCTGCTCCACCTGCATGGTCATCTGCGCGCGCTGCTGCTCGATCTGGATGTCGGATTGCGCCTTCTGTGCCGCCGCCTGCGCCTTGATCATGTCCGGATCGGGCTTGGGCGGCTGCTGAGCCTCCATCTCAAGCTGCTTCGTCAGGCGTCCGATGCCGTCTTCCAGCGCCTGCTCCATTTCGAGGCCGACCGGGAAGCCTCGCACGCCGAACATCAGCATCTTGCCCATGAGCGGCGCCAGAACGGGTGCGACATTGGGCGGGATCGTGATGGCCTTCTCGATGAAGCCGCCGACCGCCTCCAAGAACTGGACGCGGGCGACCTTTTCCTCATCCTCATCGGCGGCAATGGTCGACTTGTCTTCCACGTCGATCCGGAACCC